TGATTATTGATTGTTGTAGATGGCGCATTAACAACACTTGTTGATTGATTTCCGATAATAGTTTTATCAGCTGCCATATCCGCATTAGACTTTGATGCTCCCATAATATCTGGAGATTTTAAATCAGCTGCAGCTACCATTGCTGGAGTTACACCTTCTGGTAATGCTTGACTAGATTTATCTCCACCAAAACCAAGCATTCCTTTAAGACCTTGGTAACCCTCTACTAAAGAACCACCAATACCAGATCCAAGTTTAGAACCACCCCAATATCCTAATGCACCACCAACAAGCCCACCAATTGCAGTTCCAACGACAGGAACAACTGAACCAATAGCAGCTCCAGCTGCAGCTCCACCCCAAGCGCCAGCAGCTCCACCAGCTCCACCACCAACTGCTTCACCTTTCTTTACATTTCCTTGGTCGTGAGTAATCTCTCCTCTTGCTTCTGCCTCGTTAGCATCACTCCAACCACTATATGCTTCATATGCGCCACCAGCAATACCAGCAATTGCTCCAAGTTTACCTGCGTTCTTGCCAATAAATTTACCAGCTTTACCCAACAAACCCTTACCCTTACCCATAAAGTTGCTAGCTGCATCAGCTGCATCTCCAAGTAAACTTCCTCCACCACCAGTTCCACCTGCTTGTATTGCTGCGAGGATTTGTTTATGTACATCTAAAGATTCTATTAATGTTTTTCCGATTGTGTTTTCTTCAGCAAGCATTTTATTTTGCTCTTGAAGTTGATCAGCAGAAACTTTCTTTTGACCTTCTGCTTCTTCTTCCCTTTTGGAGTGATCCATTTCAGTTAAAGGAGTACCTCTAGCATCTTTAAAATCTTTTGCTCTTCTTGGATCCATCTCAACCAATTCAGCAACAGCTTTATCTCTAGCTGCGATGTCTTTCTTTTTGGCATTATAACCTGCGCCAGTTGAGTAATCCATTTTTGCTTGATGTTCTTTTACCTCAGCTTCTTTGGCTTTAATTGAGTCAAATCTTTTCCCAGCATCCTCTCTTGCGTAATCTTCACCCTTAAGATTCTTTAAAGCGATACCTCGTTTATCATTTGTTAATGCTGACTCAATATATGCTTTTTTCTCTTTGGCAGTTGCTTGTTTTTCTTCTCGGTTTGTTAAATATTTGTCGATAGCACCTGATGGACTATATTTTCCAACTTTTAATCCAGTTAAATTTTCAGCCTTTTGTAACCAACTATCTTTCTTAACTGCTTCACCTTTGGCTCCACCAAGAAGGAATGATCTAAGTCCACCTGTCTGTTTTGCTTTCTCAGCATCAGATTTCTCTATACCAGCAACTACTTTATCTCCACCACCAGCTTTAACATATGCTTTGATATTGTCTTTGAGAATTTTACCTAAATCTTTTAAACTCTCAGTTAATTCTTCTTCTCTTTTCTTTTTCTGCTTAAACTCTTCATCATTTGCTGCATGCTCAACTTGCTCAGACATTTTCTTAACATCCATAGACAAGTTCATACTTGAGGATGTGTTTATCTCCAAAGCTGCAGTATTTTTCTTCTGTAGCTCTGCTTGTAACTTGAGCAGTTCTTGCATTGTCATATTACTTGTTCTTCTCTATTCGTTGTTTTTCTTCTTTTAAATACTCGACTAACATAGCAATGTAAATCTCTCGTTCAAATGGGATCATGTTTTCAATCTCAGTCAAAGAATATTTGTGGTATTGCATTAGAGCAAAGTTTGTTTTATAATAATTTGCTAATGCCTCATGACTGAGATTAACTAAAAAAAACTTGCTGTTCCCTCCAAAGCTGTAACATTATGTGTTCCACAGGCAGGACAATCAAATTCAATATCCTGTTTAAACTTAGGAACATTTACAAAAAATTCTTCAAGTTTGTCAAATTGTTCTTTAGTTAAATTCATAACGAACTCTTCAAGTTCAGCTCTAGTTTGATCTTTTGCATAAAATACTTCATCACCATTAAATACTAAATCAATACAGTCAATAACAACTTCCATAACAGCATTAATATCTTCAGTCTTACCATCAGCTTTTCTGAAAGTATCTAAATTTGGGTAACGCATTACTACACCAGTTTCACCAAATAACATAATTTTATTGTTGTGTTCAGGTGCTCTGATAATAGGAATTTTTGTTAAATCAATATCAAGTTTAACTTTATTCTTTTCTTCTTCGCAATGTTGACAAGTAAAAATTAACTCAACAAACTCTCCAACAGATTTTGCTCTAATTTGAGTAAACAAAAACTCAATATCAAATATCGCTAATTTGTTTGGATCAATATCGTCTTTGACACAATTTTTAATAATTTCTTTTAATGTAACAATCATTACATCAATGTCTTCACTCTGCTGAGCCAAGAGTAATGCTTTTTCTTCTTTTACCAAAAAAGGTCTAAAAGAAATCTTTTGACCAGTAGAAGGAATCTCTACATTATATAATGGTGTATTCATCATTGGCAATGCCATAACTCACTCTCCCTTATTCATCTTTTCAATCAATTTGTTCAATTCACTTGTGCTACCAACAAAGATAGCGTTATTTGTAACACTTTTGGCACCACCTTTTGGTTCGTCCAATTTTTGTTTCTGTTGATGTAATTCCATCAACTGAGTATTAATATCTGCAACCTGCTTCATCAGATTTCCAACAACTTCAAATGCTCTTGGATGTTCAGACTGTTTAGCGACAGCCAAAGCAGCATCCAATGCATGCTGACCTTTACTTAATAAATCGAGAAGGTTTGCTCTTGTCTTGTCATAGTCGGATTCAACCTTCTCTTCTTGGGATACTAAAATTTCGCCAGTTTCAGCAACAATTATATCAGTTGGTTTTTTATCAATTGGCGTCATATTAAAAATATCGCTCAAATTATCATCAATTTTCATTTTATAAGTCGTTTCTAGTATTTCTTACTGGTGGGTCGTCAGGGTGTAATCCGCTAGTTGTATTTATCGGTTGAGGTGCAAAGGCAGCAGGTGTTGGTCTCGCAAAACTTGGTGTTGGAACTGTTGGGCTAACACTTGGCGTTGGCATTGATATTGTTGAAGGTATGCTAGATGTTGAAGGCATGCTTGATGATACATTTGACATTCCTGTTGGTGGAGTATAAGTTGTGCCCATCATTCCTGATGGACCAGTTGGTAAACCACCATTATTTGCGCCAGCTAGTTTTTCTTGTGTTCTACCAAAAGCAGCGATACCAAGAACAGCACCCATTGCGACATGGAATAAACCAGCACCTTGAAGTGTTAGAGGTTGCCACTGAGTGTTTACAGAACCATGACCAAGTGTTTGAACTAGCGACCATAAAATTGGTGCTACCATAAAATCAAAAGTACATACTGCCATGTACATCCAACCCATCATTGGACGCCACTTACTATTCATCCAATCTTCTTTTTTCTTTTCGCTTTCGCTTTTAATTTCTTCTGCCATTTTAATTTCCTTTAAAACCAATTTGATGGGTCTGGTAAATCTGATGTTACATTTTGTTGAGTGCTTGGAATTCTTCCGAAAGAACTCTGCCCAGTTAGTGCGCCTAAAATTTGATTTGGACCTGATGTTATATTTTGTATTAGATTAGATTGGAACGCATTAAATTGTGATAGATATTGTTGTGGTATACTCTTAATTTGGTTGATATCGCCAGCAATTGCTGATAAAGGTTGTCCTACTGCACTTCCTACAACTCCAGGAACATTTGGTGTATTAAACTGTCCGCCACCATTACCAACAACTCCAGGAACAATTGCAGAATCTAAAGATCCATTATTTGGAACAAGAGTCATCTCTCTCCAATATTTGTACTGCATTGTAACTGACAATTTCATTATATCTTTGTTTGCCCAATCAAGCTGAACTGCTCCAACTGATTTTGGATAACATTCATACAGCTCAACCATCATTCTGTTATTGTCTAATGTATCTTGAACTAGAATCTGCATTTGTGGACAAATATATTCATCATAGTATCTTTGTGTTCTTGATTCACCATTTTGAATTAACTTTGCCCAG